TAGGCCTCGTCGCCGAGTTCCGCCTCCGCGTCCTCCGCCGTCTTGATGAGGCGGGCGTCTACCTGCAGAAGGGCCTCGAGGTGGCCGCAGGAGTTCGTGACCTGCGTCTTGGAGCCCTTGCTCGGCTGGACGCCCTCGTAGAACGACGTCCACGCGCTCTCCGGGATTCCCGTCCGGATCGTGGTGGTGTCGTGGTCGCCGTCGTTGCACGGCAGGACCGTGAAGTGGCCGAGGTTCGCGTTCGATTCGAGGGCGAGCTCGACGATATCCTTGTCGAACTTCCCGTCAACCTTCCCACGGGCGATGTCGACCATCGTGGGGTTGCGCTTTGCGCTGAAAGTTACACTCATTAGTGCTTTCCCTTCTTTCTGTGTTTCCGTTTGCTGTCTTGGCCTTCACCCCACGCGGAGATCAGACCTTGACATTCCCGTACATGCGGTGCAGGACGTCTCCCTCGTCTGCGGGTGCGCCGCCCGGAGGCGTGACCTTCCCGCCGTCGGTCGATATCCTGCGCCCGTACTCCGCCAGCCGTTCCAGGATGTCCGGGTTGTTGGCGAAGCTCGGTATGGTTTTCATTTCGTTCCAGATCCTGTCGCCGAAGATCGCCGCGCCGCCTTTCCTGGCGAAGCCCGCGATCTTCCTGAGGTCGGCCCCGAACCTCTTCTCGCATTCGGCGATCAGGCCGTTGTTGAAGGCGTCCGCCGCCTCCGCCTGCGCCTTGGCGAGGTTCTTCGTGTATTCGGCGTACGCGCCGATCACCTTGTCGCTCTCTTCCTTCTTGAGCCCCATCAGCGAGGGGGCCATCGCCTTCAGGGCGGCGTCGTCCCACTTCACCCCGTCGCCGAGGTCGAGCGCGGGCACGCCCCTGCACCACTCCGCGATCTGCTCGTCCGTCGGAGCGGCCGGCGCTTCCGCGCCGGGAGGGGTCTCGACGGGCTTCCCGGCGGGCTTGCCGCCGTCGTCCAGAAGCGATTTTGGCTTCGGCGCGCCGTCCGCAGGCGTTTCCGCGCCGCCCTCTCCGGCTTCGTCCAGGAGGGTCTTGCCGCCGCCCTGGCCGCCGGTCTCGGTGTCCGGGCTGGTGTTGGTGTCCGGGCTGGTGTTGGTGTCCTGTTCGTTCATTGCTCTCTTCCTTTCGCTTCGCTGGCTTCCTTCTCGATCCGCGCCTTGCGGTCCCTTTCGACCTCGTTGCGCTCCCGGATCGCCTTCAAGACCATTTCGCCGTCCGCCGCGTTCGCCGTGAAGTAGATGTCCACCGCGAGTTCGCGCCATCCGATGTTCTTCATCACCTCGTTCGTCTCGTTCGAGTCGAAGGCGACCGACGAGAACACGCGCCCCCGCCTGATGATCGAGGCCAGCACCCTGCGGAACGCGGGGAGCTGAAGCAGCTCCCTGTAGTCCGCCTGGCTCTGCCGGTAGTCCTCTTCCGCGAACCCCCGCTGGAGGTCGTTGAGGCGGTCGCTCGCCCGCCGGAAATTCCTCATTGCGCACCTCCCGCTATCGCATCGAGCGCGTTCCCGTTGCCGACCCTCGTCTCCGAGAGGGCCTTGGCGTTCGCCCCGGCGTTCCTCATGAGCTCCGTCATCTGCTGGCCGGCGACCATCTCCTGCTGCCGGCGGTCCCTCGCCTCGCGGATCGCCGCCACCTCCTTCGACGAGTGGATGTACGCCGCCGCGCCCGGATAGACGCGGCACACGTCGTCGATGACCGTGTCCACGTCGATCTTGTCCAGCGCCTCCGGCTTCGCCTGCGCGAGCATGGCCGCCATCTCGATGAGCGTGTTGATCGCCCTCATCTTGAGCGCGGCCTTCATCTCCGAGTGGATGGTCGAGGTGTACTCGACCGAGACGTCCGCCACCCCGTCGCGGAGCGCGGCGGGCGCCTCGGGTATGATGCCGTCCTCGACGAGGATCGTGAACACTCCGTCCACGACGGGCGTCAGGAACTCGTCCATCTGCGTGAGGACGGGCCCGAGGAGCGTGACCTTCTCGCCCGAGAGCTCGCTCACCTCCGTCGCCGTCTTCTGGCGGCGGTTCGACTGGTTGAGGCTGAGCATCATCGCGAAGAGGTCGTTGTACCACATCCGCCCGATGCGGTCCTGTATGTTCTGGATCTTGACATCGACCTTGTCTATGCCCTCCTGGGTCTGGAAGAGCCGCTGGATCGGAGCCGCCCCCGACAGCCCCATCATCCCGTCGTAGAACGTGATCCCGCCGGGGAACATGTTGATGGGCTTGCCCTTCATCGAGGCGGGCGCTATCATGCTCGGCTCCGCCTCGTTGGCGATCATCCGGAGGAGATAGCCCTCAAGCTCCTGGAGCTCCCTGCAGTCGGGGAGGGACATCTCCCCGATGCCCTTGCCGTACACCGCGCCGGAGTCCATCTGCCGCAGCACCGCCATCGGCCTTTAGCTGAACGAGGTGATGTCGAGGATTCCGTTCAGTTCGTCCGCGCCGCTCCTCCCGTCCGCGGTGAAGTAGACCGACGCCCAGGGCCGCTCCGGGGCGATGTCCCTGAACTTCTCCGAGCGGTCGTTTGGGCATATGAGGTTCCACACCTCGACGCGCTCCTCCAGCCTCCCGTCGAGGATCCGCTGCCGCCACTCCTGCGGGAGGTTGCCGAGAAGAAACTCCTCCTTCGCCTGTCCGACCGTCATCGGGACGCGGCGGAGAAGGGTGTCCACGATGCCGTAGCGGTCTTCCGCGATCCAGTAGTCGCCCTCGTCGATGAGATGGAAGTGTATGTCGCCCGGCTCGCTTCCGCGAAGCACCAGCACGCACGAGGTCCCAAGGAGCGCGCCGTGCGGATACACGTTCTGCGATGTGCGGTAGAAGTTCGCCCTCTCCAGCGCCGACAGGATCTCCGTCGTGGCGATGTTGCACCAGTCGTTCAGCTCCGGGTCGCGCCCGTCCTCCTCGTCCACGCCCTTCGGCACGATGCTGCACCACGCCTGCGCCTTGTTGGTGATGCCGCTCTGCATCCCGGCCGCGTAGCGGTGCACCGCGAGGCGCGGCTCGGAGTTGAGTATCCTGTCGTCCTCCCGCCTCGACGCCGGGTTGTCGCGGTCGGTCTGGCCGAGCAGGGCCTTGCCGATGTTCGGCTCGAAGTACAGGCGTATCTCCTTCCACAGCGGCTCGTACTCGCTCCGCACCCGCTCGAGGGACGCCTTTCGCTTCAGGAGCCACTTCCTGAGCGCGGCGGTGTCGGCACGGTACTTCAGCGGCTTCGCGTCCATCACGCGATCCGCCTCCTTCTCGTACATCCTGTATCCCGCCTCGCCCATTCCGCACCCCCCGGTCCGTCACGCGCCGAGCTTGCCGGCCGTGCCGCCCGTCGCCGAACCGCCGGAAGCCGCGCCGCCCATCGACCTCCGGTTGAAGGTCGATGTGATGCCCCTGCGCATCTCCTGCGCCCTCGCCGTGGACGAGGACGCGCTCTTCATCGACTCCTCCGCCGTCTTGACGGGTTCGTACTGAACCTGTGTGGAACCTTTGCCTCCGCCACCGCCCATAACCGCCTCCTGCTGGGTTTCCGTTTACGCTCGTGCAGGGCACACGCTGCCCCATGCGCCCGTATTATAGTCCCGTCTATGGGGTCGTCTTTCGCGAATCCCCCCCGCGTCGGCCAGCCTCCCGACACAGCCGACGTAATCCCGCACAGCCGACGAAAAAAAAATCGCAGAAAATCGCTTGCAAGGCCTTCGGCCTGGGCCTTCGGCCGTCTCCTACCGCCTCCACTCGGTGTTCGCCCGGTAGAGGTCGCGGTCTCTCGCCCGGTATTCCTCCACGCCCATCATCGGCCGGCTCGACATCGACACGAAGAGCGGGTGCAGGCGGTGCGCCATGCAGTCCAGGCCGTCGTCGTGGAAGCATCCGGGGAATGTCTCGTACTCCTCCTCGACCATCTCCTGCACGGGGAAGTACACCCGCCCGTCCGCGTACGACTGCTTGCGGAGGAACTTCGGCAGCCACACGCGGTGCTGCTCGAACCCCGGCTGGAGGGCGCGGATCCGCGCCTCCTTCGCCACCTTCTGCGGCAGCGGCACGATGCTGAAGTGCCACCCCAGGCGGTTCTGCTCGCCGACGATGTGCTCGATGTCCGCCTGCATGCCGACCTCCTCGTAGAAGGTGTTCGCGGGGCGCCACGTCTCGTACAGGTCGAACGCCGCCCGCGTCCTCTGCGCGAGGTTCATGCGGTCGTAGACGAAGTCGAGGAGGTAGTCGTTGCCGTCCGCGCCGAGCCCCCACACCTGCATCGCCGTGCGGTCGCTCCTCTCGCGCCCCACTTCCTTCCTCTTGCCGGACGATGGGTCCACCAGGAGGTAGACGCTCATCGTCTCCCTTGGCGGCGGGCTGTCGTAGTAGCAGAGCCATTCCTTCCTGAACTCCCTCATCGCGTCGCTCACGGGCTCGCAGTCGAGGAGCGCGGCGGACGAGTAGGAGCCCAGCGTCGCCCGCTGCGCGTCGTACCAGGAAGGGGGGTACTGCTCGGGGAAGAGGTAGTCCCATCCGCCCGGCCCCGTCTTCCGCGCCGGGTAGATTAGGTCCTCGAAGCGCGGGAAGAGGGGGTCCTTCCCCATGCCCGCCTTGATGCGCCCCACGATGTCGTCCGTGTGCCAGCGCGTCGCGCAGACGATCACGACGCCCGCGCCGTTCAGGCGCGTCATCACCACGTCCTTGAAGGCCTCCCACATGTTGTCGCGCATCGTCGCCGACTCCGCGTCGGCGCGGTCCTTGCAGTAGTCGTCCACCACGATGAGGTTGCCGCCCTTGCCCGTGATCGACCCCTCGAGGCCCTGCGCGACCACGATGCCCTGCGACCCCTCCACCGACCACTCCTCGGCGGCGCGGTGGTCCTCCCTGACCCTGACCTCCGGGAAGAGCGCCCGGTACTGCTCCGAGCGCACGATCGCCTGCGCCTTCTTCGAGAACCCCTTGCAGAGCGAGGTCGAGTACCCCGACAGGATGACGCCGGGGTCGCGGTCGGCGCACCGTCCGAGGAAGTACGCGGGCAGGAAGCGCGATACGATCTCGCTCTTGCCGTGGCGGAAGGGGACGTTGATGTTGAGGTAGGTTGTCGCCCCGCGCCCGAGGTAGTCCCCTATCGCCCGGTCGATCCTCTCGCAGATGCCGCGCGTGTGCCGCCCTACCCTGAACGGCATCTTGTCGGGGTTCATCTGCCAGCACCAGAATATGAAGCCGAGGAGGTGCGTCCTCGCGTACCGCCGAAACTCCTCCGTCGCCAGCGCCGTCCGCTCGTCACTCATCGCCAGCCCCCCTCAGCGCCGCGAGCTTCGCGCTGATCTCCCCGTCGCTCATCTCCATCAGGGTTGGAGGCCTGTAGTCCGCCGCGACCCCGCCGTTCCTCACGGTCACGTCCGTCGGCGCGTACCACCCGCCCATCTTGGCGAGAAGGTCGATGCACTTCGTGAACTCCACGACGGACAGCGCGTCCGCGTCCGTCCCCTTGCGGATGCCCGCCACGAGGCGGTCGACCATCTCGTCCTTCAGCCCGGCGTACCTGTCCTCGATCCTCGCCCCGGTCTCTTCCCTGATGCTGGCGATCCTGGCGGCGATGTCGGGGCGCGCGGCAAGCCGCTTCGCCTGTGTCCTGACCGTGTTGTCGGGCTTCCCCCCGTACTTCGGGAATGCGGCCACGAGGCAGTCCCTTACGCTCGCGTCCCCCTTCGCGACGAGGGTACAAAAGTGTACCTCCGCCGCCGACATGTCCCTGTTCCCCCTCATGCCGCGCCCCCCGTCGAAAACACGTACCCGCCGCTCCCGTCCGGATGGCTCGTCAGGTGGTGCATGCCGCAGAACGGGCACTCGTAGACGAACATCCGGCGTCCCGTCTCCAGTGACGCGCTGACCGCGCACCGCCTCGCGGCGCGGAGCGTCAGGCCCTCCTTCCTGATGCACGATCCGAGGACGAACCGCGCCGCCTCGACCCCGCGGTCCGCGAGATCCTTGTGCCTCGCGTATTCCTCGCGCTTCCGCCTCCCATACCGTGCGATCCGGGCGAGTTCCCTGCCCCTCATCGCCTTGCCCCGGTTGAGGGACGCCATTGCGTCCTCGCCCATGCGCCTCGGCCTGTGCCTCGGCTTCGTCCACTTGCTCATTTCAGTCCCTCCTCCAGAAGATCCAGGAAGTCCGCGTTGTCCCGGCAGACCGCCTCCACGGTCCCGGCCTCCAGCTCGGACGGGTCGTAGAGTTCGCACTCCCAGCCGCCGCGCGGAAGCCTCTTCGCCCACACCCAGGCGAACTCCGGATGCCTGTCGGCGGCGACCTCCCACGCGAGGCGGCTCCTTCGCTCGATGAGTCCCGCGTCCTTCGCGGAGCGGTAGGCCCCCTTGACCTCGGCCATCACGGTGCGCGCCGACCCGTCCGGCGCCAGGAACTCGTAGCGGAAGTCCGGCGTGTACCTCGACCCGAGCCGCGTGACGGCGAACGCCCCCCTGCGGTCGCCCCCGATGAACCTTCCGGCCCCGGCGAGGATCTGCCGGTTGAACGCCTGTTCGGTGAGGTTCGGGCCGGACGCGGAGGGGGGCTTTGGGAGTTTCCGCCCCGTCGCCTTCTCGACCCTCCTGCGAAGCCTGTTGTACGCCGCCTGTGTCGCCCTCCGGAGCGTCCGCGCCTCATGGCGGGGGAATGCGCCTCCCGATCGTTCCGGCGCGACAGCGGGCGTTTCAGGCGCCAATGGCGCGATCTGGGCGGCAACCTGCGCCCTCATGCGCTCCGGAAGGTCGCATATCCGCATCTTCCTCATGACGGAACGCCCTCCTCCTCCGCTCCGCCAAGTCGGCTTGCGAGCTTCGCGAGCCTCGCGTTCAGGGTCGCCCCCCGGTTGCGCGGGATCTCGCCCGACCTCAGCTCCCGGTAGAACGTGAAGAGCTCCTGCCTGAGCGCGTCCTCCGGGATCAGCCTGGCGAGCTGCGTCCATCTGGCGCGGCTCTTCGCGTCGCCCGTCAGCGCCACGCAGATGACCACGGGGTCGTGCTCCGGCGCGAACACCGCCGAACCGTCGCCGTCCTCCGCCTCGATGTCCTGACGGAAGCGCCGGATGTCGGCCCTGAGCGGCTTGAGTCCGTATTCTCCGGATCCCAGGTTTCCACCGTTCCCGTTCCCGTTCCCGTTCCCGTTTTCGCCTGTCGCCCCGTCCGCGCCGTCCTCGCGCACGCGTACGCGCGGAACGGGAACGGGAACGGAACGGTTAGTATTTTCTTGGAGGGATGGAGGGAGGGATGGAGGGAGGGATGGAGGGAGGGATGGAGGGTTGTGGACAAGCGTTCCGGAAGCCTTGTCTACCGTTGTCTTGGTAGACAATGGTAGACAGTCCTCCTTCTTGGAACGCTCGCGGTAGGCGCGTTTGATATCCTTTCGCCGCTCCCGCTCCCTGTCGATCCGCTCGTCCATCCAGTCGCTGTCCTGTTGGATGACGGCGACGAGGGCCTTCTCGGCAGGGGAGAGCGGCGGGTCCACCGTCTGCCCGCCGAGCGTCGCCGCCACCCTGCCGAGGGTGTAGGGGTCGCACGTCTTGTGCAGCGCCCAGTATGATGTAGGCTTTATCATGTCTTTCTCCCGTATCGCCGGACGCGGTGACGGAAGCCGCCGCGTCCGGACCTTATCTTTCACAATACCGCCATGATGTCCTCGTCCACCGCGTCCTGCCCGTCTGGCGCGGCTTCGGGCCCGGTCTCGGATTCGGGCCCGTCCACCTTCAGCGCCTCCCGTAGGCTCCTCTTCGGCTTCCCTGCCCCGGCGTCGGCCGGCTCGGCGGGCTTTGCCGCCGTCTCGAACCAGTCCTGCGGCTTCGACATCCCGTCCTTGATGGAGTTGATGATCTTGCCGAGGTTGGCGAGCTGCGCGGGCTTGATCGCGTCCACGTGGCACTGCACGCGCGCCTCGATCTGCTCCTTGGAGATCCCGTACTGCGCGAACGCCTCGAGCATCTTCCTAAGCCGCTCCGGCGTCACCTCGAACCTCGTGGCCATCGTCCTGTCGCAGGCCTCCACGGCCTCCTCCACGATGTCTCCGGGGATGATGCCGAGGATGCACGCCCTCAGCCGCCGCGCCCCGTTGTTGGCGACAAGCTCGTATATGTCCCTCGGATCGGTGAGGCGCGTGTCGCCCTTGCGGGTGTGGCGGATGTGCGGCACCTGGAATACCTTGGTCTGGCGGGCGTTGGTCTCCATGTCCCACGCGAACGCCTCGCACGTCGATTCCCCGTTCCTCTGCTCCAGTTCGCGGATCCCGAAGCTCATGTTGCCCCAGTTCTGCGCCAGCATCTCCGCAAGGCGGATCGAGGGCCCCGTCACGTCCGTGCCGCCCCGGTTGTAGCAGTAGCACGCCCCCTCGGCGAGCCTCGGCCTCGTGCATGCGTTGAGTATCCTGTCCCTTGCCGCCACCACGTCCCGCGGCGCGAGCTTCGCCATCTGCATGGCGGCTATCGCCTCGGCCATCTCGCGCGTCTGCGCGACCATCGTCGCGGCGTTGCCCTTCGGCACAATCGAGCCGGCGTTCTGGCCGACCGTCACTTCGTTTCCCATCTCTGTTTCCTTTCGTTTTTCCTTCCCCGGCGCTTTGGTGGAGTTCACGGGGGTGGCTCCCTGTTGACAAGTCGATAACTCTGTGCGCAACTCAGCCGCCCTTGACGGGCTTCACCTGGAAGCGTCGGCTTCCCGGCTTCGTCGCCGTGAAGTCGCGGATCTGCGCGTCGGTCGCGCCGAGCGAGCGGGCAAGCCCCTCCCAGTCCGTGACGGCGGAGTCCTTCGCGCTTTTCCACGTCGCGAGGGGGCGTCCCGTCTGCGGATCGACGAGGGCTTCCGCGTCGCCGAGCGCGGCGCACACGTCGCCCATGGCGGCGATGGCCTCCTCCTTCGCC